GATGGTGTCTGTGGTGTAGCGGGATGGCATGCGACGCTGTGAACGTCGAGGCAGCGGGTTCGATTCCCCTCGGACACCCTTTGTTGATTGTGCGTTGCGAGGAGTGTGAGCTGTGAACGCGAAATTCGAAATCCGAAATTCGAAATCCGAAACAAACTCGAAACTCGAATATCAAAAAAGTTTCGAATTTCGTGTTTTGAATTTGTTTCGGATTTCGAGCTTCGTATTTCGAATTTGATTAGGAGTGTGCTCCTGGGAGAGCAGGCGGTCTCCAAAGCCGCTCGACACCGTTCGAATCGGTGCGCTCCTGCTTGTGGCCGATGTGGCTCGATTGAGAAAGGCAGCGGTCCCGTAAACCGCCTCATGCTGGTGCGAATCCAGCCGTCGGCTCTTGGTGCAAAAAATCGTCCCGGTGGTGTAGCGGACGGCATAGGACCCTCCGAAGGTCCAGGTCCTGGTTCAACTCCAGGTCGGGATATTTTCCAAAAGAGTCCTGCGAGTGTGCCGGACAGCACGGCAGTCTTCGAAACTGCAAGACGAGGTTCGATTCCTCGGCGGGGCACTTTAGAAACCAGAAACCAGAAGTCGGAAGTCAGAGATCAGAGGTCAGACGACAGAAACCAGGGGCAGTAGTAGTTGACTTCCGACTTCTGACTTCTGATTTACATCCTCGGGGTGTGGCGGAGCGCATACGACCCTGCGAAGGTCGGGGATCAGGTTCGACTCCTGACGAGGATATTGCCGAAGTGATGAAGGTGGAACGATGAATGATGAATAAGGAAGGCAGGAAGGCAGGAAGCAATGTGTCGTTTCCTTGATTCCTGCTTTCCTAATTCTTTAATTTCATCCTTCATCCCTCATCCTTTCGAAGACGCTGGAGCCAGACGGCCAGGCAACCGGCTGCAACCCGGTCGAAGTGGGTTCGATTCCCACCGGCGTCTCCTTTAACATGATAAGTGACAAGTTATCCGCCGGAGCGGGAAGGCCAACTGCTTCGCAACTGGGCCGTTCGTGCTGTTATCGGATTCTTCCGACGCGAACCATTGGTCCCGGTTTGTACGTTTGTTTTCTTGACCGAAAGAAAATCCGGCTAGATGATTTTATGCCAAGCGGTCAGTGACTCTGCTTGCAAATCACTGAGTGAGAACGGTTGAGGGGCGATGAGGGAAAGCTACGTTGTCGAGGCTCCAAAGGACAACTCTCTGAAAAACACTTACTTGCTGGGAATTCTATGAGGTGCGAAAAAGAGTGAAAAGGAGCGATCCGAAGAGCGCTGGGAGCGATAAGGAGCAATTGGGCGCGATGGTAGGGAGCGAAAAGGAGCGATCAGGAGCGTCGGCCGGGAGCGATAAGGAGCGATGGGACTCCTTTCCAAGAAAAAATCGGCTTCCTTTTTTATTTTTGTTAGCGCCACAGCCTGCTTCGAAAAGGGTCGGGCATTCCATCAAGCAACCCGGACCCGCCGCCAGAATTACCCCAATCACCATCTAGGTCTATTCCATGGTCCTCAAAGACTTGCCTCGGTCCGCTTTGAGGCTTTTGTTCAGCCTGCTCGGATGGCATCGGCACGTCCGGCCAGAGTACAAGAGCGCCCTTGTAGTGTTCTGGGGATCGTATCTGAGAGGCGACGCAAGCCAGAGCATAGGAGACCGCGCGGTCGTCGGCTTCGCCTTCGGGCGCTCGTAACGTCGAGCCTTCGATGCTCGCTAGTTGCGTAACGTAGCGAAGCTATGCAGAAACGTCTGGCGTTCCCGAAATGCGTCGGCAACGGCAGAGTACAAAAGTGCTTTGCCTTTGGAATTCGTCAACCACCCTTCATGACCGTCGTGTCCTGGCATCAGCCAAAGAAGGGAGTGATCTCGGAGCCACAACAAGACGGCGTGCCCGTGGTTATTCCGCTCGACCATAATGGCAGCGTTGTTGTACCACTTGCCTATCGTGTCGATGTGGGCTGCCAGCGTCGAAGTCTGAAGCTTGCCGGCCAGGGATGCAACCTCCTCACCCGTGTCACGATCCAGGACAGTCAGCGCGGAGTCGTCCGAGGTCGGATTGCCTTCCGCCGGGTCGGCGCCGATTACATAAAACCTGCCCATCTTGGGCGGGACATAAACTTCCAAACCAGGAATGGCCGGGGTACTGGCTGGCAAGTCCCGGAGTGGGCTCCGCTCTTCGTAGCACTGGTCTATCCACTCGGGGGCAATCCGTTTGTTCAAGGTTCGGGGCAGGAGAGCTTGAGCGTCCGTAGTCGGATACTGCTCATGCAGGTCGTCGAGCGAACCGGTTCGGTGAAGGATGTAAGCTTGCTGGGCCTCGTACCAGGTTTTGTCCCGGTCAGGCCGGTCGAACCAAGGAAGAAAGATCGCTTCCCACTCGGTCTTCTTCTGCTTGGCGCCGGCATAGATGCGCTTGAAAGGAGACTGAGGCCGGGTCTTGTCTACACGAGAGACCAGAATCATCCGACCGCCGGCGTCGATGGTCGGCTTGACGCTGCTCATAAGCTTAGCCAGGTCAGGCACCAGATCGGCTTCGTCAATAATCACCAATGTAGCGGTGTAGGAATCGCCACCCGTCGTGGGAAAAGCCAGGCACCTCGAACCATTGGACCACTCCCACTCGTGATCATTGTCGGTTACGAAAAATTGAACCTTGAGCCAATCCGGCAAGCGGTCGTACATGCCGCGGAGTCTGACTTTTAGCATGTCCGTCGCTTCTTCGTCGCGTCTCGAAAAGAGCAGAATCGTGGCCGCCGGGTAAAAGAGCATGAGCCAGAGAGCGAATCCCAGGACCAGCCAGGTCAAGCCTAGCTGCCGGGCTTTCAAAATGACCGTGAGTCGATGGCCATGAATCTTTTGGAGGGCGCGCAGTTGGGCCGGCCACAGGCGAAACGGCACCCATTCGCCCGAAGTGGGGTCGAAGATTTGACAATAAGTGTCGAGAAAATATCCCGGGGACCTACGGCACTTGTAGATCTCCTTCCGGTAGTGTTCCGCCGCTTTGTTGTTGGATACGATCATGGTTCCACTCCTTGAGTTCCTGGTCTGCGCGGACGGCGTCTTCGACGGTGAACACCACCGCCCCGCCTGCCGCGCCGGTTAAACGTTGTTCTTCGATTGTTTCTGGTACCCCCAGTGCAATGCGTTCGAGCTTGGCGGCTTCGATGCAGAAGCGCAAGGTGTCCGCTGGGGAGAGTTTCTCCAAGTTCATCGCCTTGATCCGTTGAGCGGCCAGATGTTGGAAGGCCCTGGCTTCCTGGAGGTGGCGGCGGTTCATATCCTCGATAGCTTTGGCATGGGCCGCCCGCGCTACTTGGCGTTCGTGTTGATCCCACGCCTCGGCGCGCTCCCGCCAATTCCATTGCTTGGCGTTCTTAGCCCAGGCCTGGGGGATACTTTTAGCTTTGTTTGCCCCTCGCTGCTGTCGCTCGGTGTTGACAACGCCCAAAAGCGAGCGGTTGGGCCCGGCAAGACGAAAGGTCTCAAACCGAGAGTACCAGCGATTTGGCTCGCCCAACCGCTGTTCCCATGACTCCGGAGATTCGGGTGCTGTTGGGGAATCGTTCATGGTCGGCCTCCTTTGGTGACTCGGGGACTGGCCAGGCCATTGCTCGAATGCTCCTGACGCTCGGCTTTGCGACGCGTAAAGTTCTGCCAGCGCTGGACGATCACGTCGCAGTAGGGGGCATCCAGTTCCATCAGGAAGGCCCGGCGGCCGGTTTGTTCGGCGGCAATCAGCGTCGAACCGCTGCCACCAAAGAGGTCGAGAACATTCTCGCCTGGGCGCGAAGAGTATTGGATTGCCCGCACGGCCAGCTCCACCGGCTTTTGCGTCAAATGAATCATGCTTTGCGGGTTGACTTTTTGGACCGCCCATACATCGGTAATGTTGTTCGGACCGAAGAACTGGTGGGCTGCTCCCTCACGCCAGCCGTAGAAGGCGAGCTCGAAATCCCCCATGAAATCTTTCCGAGTGAGGACCGCATGACCTTTGGTCCAAATGATGGCTTGGGAGAAATACAGACCGTAGGTCTTCAAAAGAGGCGGGAAGTTGCCGAGGTTGCTGTAACCCGCCCAGCAATAGTAGGCTCGGCCCGGCAATAGGACTCGAGCCATGTTGCTGAACCAGGCATGCAGGAGTCGGTGGAAGTCCTCCTCGTTTAGGAAATCGTTAACTAGCGGCCGGTCCTTGGCCCGCATCTTTGGAGTGGTGGGCATGGCTTTTTCGCGGTGGCGGGCGACATCGAATTTCTGATGGTGCTTGACGCTCTGGAAGGAACTGAGGCCAGCGGCTATCGCGTTATTCGAGCGCGGTTCGACATTGACCCCATAGGGGGGATCGGTGTTGACCAGATGCACGGCAGCGCCGTCGAGGAGCCGGTCAACGTCCTCGGGCTTGCTGGAATCCCCGCATAACAACCGATGATTATCGAGTACCCACAAATCGCCCGGGCGGGTGATCGGCTCATCGGGAGGC